TGCCGGACACCCTCAGGATGCCGGTGTGGCGACCCGAGGTGCCTGGCCCGTCGAGCAGGTCGGCGGTGAGGTTCGTCGCATACGACAGGCTGAGGTCCTCGTAGATCATCTCGTCGATCCGGTCGCCCCTTTCGAGCGCCTGGCGTGAGATGTCCTGCGCCCCGGCGTACGTGGCGACGGTCGCTGACATCAAAGTGTCGTCGATTGTCGTCTCGCTGATCGCGGCGTTCTCAGATGACTGGGCGGCCACGCTGCTGGACGTTGTGATCCTCGAGACGTTTACCGTCAGCCCCGAATCGGGGAGAGGTAGGCGTCGACAGGCGTTTGCGAAATTTCTGCCTGCCTGGGCTTTCGCAACGGCGAGAGCTACGGCGTACTGCGGTATGACAAGGCCGGCCCAGTTGGAGCTGGTCCCGTCGGCGCGGTGCTCGATGTCCATTTCGGACTGGTGCCGTGCGATCCGCTGCTGTGCGGACGGATCCGACAACACCTGCGCGCGGTACATGTCCTGAAAGAACGAGAACTCGCCACCGTCGCGGTAGGTGAGTGGTTCGTCGGTGACGGTGATCCGCCCTGCGGCACGCTCCTCGGGGGCATCATCTGTGCCCGCAACCTCGGCCTTCAGCCGCGCTGCTTCTAGGTTCGACACCTGGATGCTTCGCAGCTCGCCGATGCGCTCGTCGAGCGCCACGGCACGCGCCGAAAGGTCCTTCAGGTTCGTGTCCTCAGACTCAGTCAGGTCGCGTGCCTCTTCAGCTGCACGCTCGACCAGGCCGGTCTGAGTGGTGGAGATCTCGTCGCGCTCGGCGACGAGTTGGTCAAGTAACTGCATAATCGCACTCCTCTGTGAGAGGTCGTTAGGTGTGAGGGTGCGATCGGGTGCCGGGGATCAGCCGGCGGCGCTTACGCGGCGCTCCTATGTGGTTTCAGAATAGACCAGCGATGAGACAGCCGGCGGGCTTCTAACTGGTGAGCAGGTGCCGCCATTTGGCGAGCCTGGGGGCGACCTGCGGGTCGTCCGGGTCGTAGGCGCGTACCGCGAGGACCTTTGCTTCGCCGTAGGCGGCGGCGGTGACCAGGCCGACGTGGTCTAGGCGGCCCTCGAGGCGTAGGACGTGGCGGCGGCCGTCGCGTGTCTCGGTGCGGTTGCGGATCGGTTGGAATGCGACCGACAGGCCGGTGACCATGCCGTCGGCGGCGAGCTGCCGCGACTCGTCGGCGCGGGACGTGTTCGCCAGGCGGAAGTCGCAGACGAGGCCGTCCGCTGTGTTCTCCCAGGCGATTGACATTCCGACCGGGTGCCGGTTCCGGTCGTGTTGCTCGAGGAGCGGAATTTTCGTGCCGCGTTCGGCGATGGACTTGTCGAACACGGTCTTGGCGAACTGCTCGACGTAGTCGCCGGTATCGAACGTCGAATGCCACGGCGCGACGATGCCGACCAGGTGGTGGCCGTCGTCGTCGTCTCGCAGCTCGAGGTATTCCAGCTCGACGGTGCGCGTCTCCAGGTTCATTGCAGGTCCTCCTCGATGTCGAGGTCTTCTAGTGCCCTGATCTCCGCGACGGACAGCCAGCCGCCGGCGAGGCCGGCGCTGTGGGCCGAGTAGCGGGCCAGGGTGTCGGCGCGCAGGAGCGCGTCGAGGTTGAACTTGGCTTCCTGGCCGCGTGGCAGCAACGTCGAAAGGCTTTGTTCGACGCGGGTCAGCCAGGGGCGCAGCGTCCAGGAGACGAAGGCGCGGTTGTCGTCCTGGACGTTCGAATACGTCCTCGAGTCGGTGGATCCGACGCCGACGATCCACGACGGCACCCCGAAGATGGTGCATATCTGCTGCGCGGAGAACCGCCGTGACTCGACCAGCTCGAGGTCGGCGGCCGAGAAGCTCAGGGTCTTGTAGTCCATGCCGCCTGACAGGACAGCCGGCGACCGTTGCCGCCCGCCATGCGCCGCGACGAACGACGCCTTCGCTGCGTCGGCCTCGGCCTGGGTCAGCTCCTGTTCGGACGACAGGATCCCGGCCGGAATGGCCCCGTTCACGTACAGCTCGGCGGCGTGGTCTTCGCCGGCAATAGCGAGGCCCAGGGCGCGGCGTTGCATCGCCAACGGGCCGAGGCCGACGTCGTGACCGGGCAGCGTCAGGCCGCGAATGTGGAGCACGTCTTCGGCGTCGTACGACTGGCCGGCGACCGAGTAGACGCGCACGCCGTTGCGAACAGTCAACGCGACCGCCCCCGGGGCGAGCACCACGAACGAACGCGGAAAGCCGAGCGAGTCGCGGTTGCCGACCAGCAGATAGGCGTTGCCGTCGATCAGCAGCGACGTAAACACCGCCGCCAGGGTGCTCATCCTGGTGTCGGTCGGGTCGGGTGTCTTGAGCACGTCCGGTGTCCGGTTCAGTTGCATTTTGCCCCGGTAGGAGTGCAGCGGTAATGACGCGGCGGTGTCGGAGATGATCTGGACGCATCGGTAGGCGGCCGGTATCGACAGCGTTGTGGATTCGGTTATCGACAGCGGCCCGGTGAGCGGTTGCGTGCCGAGGCCTCGGCCCGGAAGCGTGAAAGTGGCGGCCCTTTCGGCAGGGCCTTGGAACGTGCGAAGCAGCATCGGCTACCTTCTGACGGTTTGTGAGCGCATCGTGCGCTCGAGGGCGAGGCCCACCAGGAGGGCAAACACGCCGAACGCGCCCAGGAACAGCGCGGTGCCGGCAATCGACCAGACAGCCCAGAAGAGGGCTGCGAGGCCGAGCACCTGCAGCATGGAGGCGAACGTCTTCATCTGGTTGTCAGAATACGGCAGGTTTCGGACGGGTCGTGGCACCTGCGACAACTCCCCACCGTGCCAGGGTCGCTGCGACCAGCGGTGTGATGTCGACGGTGGACCGGCGGTTCCATGCCCATTGTTCGGCGAGTTTGCGTTTCGACGCTGCGCCGACCGCGTCGGTCAGGAGATGGTCGCCGAGGTGCGTGACGGTCTGGTCGATGACCGCGTCGTAGAAGCTCCCACACGCTCGGGCGTAATCTCTCATGCCGATTGGCATCACGTCGACGCCGGCCTGCTCGAGCGGCACGATGAAACTGCCGGCGGGTGCTCCGCCGTCGATAACGACCGGGGCGTGCCATTTCTGCCACAGCTCCACGATCCGTTCCTGAATCCAGCCGACGTGCGCCCGGTGGTCGATGATCTCGATCGGTGTCCATGCACCGTTTCGTCCACACGCGGCGATGGTCGCCGAGTCGCGGTTCGGTGAAACGTCGATACCGAGCACCACCTGGTGGCCGAGCAGCACGTCGGTTCGTTCGAGGCGTTCCCAGTCGGTCATGGCGATCACGGCGACGGCCTCGAGGGCCGGCCACACGTTCAACCATTCGCGGGCGAATAGTTCCGGTTCGGTTGTTTCGGCGGCTTCGGCGACAGCGTCGAGGGTGACACCGCCGGCTTCGGCCAGGGTCGGTATCGCCTGCCGCCAAACGGCCTCGTCGAGAACGTCGAGTTTGGTGTCGTCTGCGGGTGCCCATTCGAGCCAGGCGAGGCGCCCGTCGTCGTCGTCGCGTTCCTGGTGGCCGAGGTTGCGGTAGTGGGCGAGCATCGTTGACTGGGCGTCGCCGGCGTTCGACAGTATCCACAGCTGCGCGTTCGGCTTCGTTGCCATAGTCGGCTGGATGGCCGAGATGAGGTCCCGGTCGGCGAGGGCGGCTTCGTCGATGACGACCAGATCGGTGGTCAGGCCGCGTGCGCCTTTCCGGTTCGGTGTCACGACCCGGTACTGCGACCCGTTTTCCATGATGAGCGCCTCCTGGCCGTTTGCGCGCATCACACGCCGCACACGACGCGACATCGACGAGTCGATTATCAGCTCGCAATGCTGTTCCCACAGGTAGCGGGCCATGCCGCGATCCTGGGCGGTGAATGCGACGACGTGGCCGGGTTGCAGCAGCTCGAGGGCGATGCGCGACGCGGCGAGGGCGGTTTTGCCGTTCTGGCGGCCGACACAGACACCAACTGTCCGGTACCGGTACAGGCCGTCGTCGTGCTCGAGGGCGACATCGGCCACCAGGCGCTGCCAATCGAACAGGTCCCAACCCAGCGCCTGGGCGACACGGGCGAGATGGTGACCGTGCGTTTCGCGTTCAGACCTGGGCGTGCCCCACCTAGGAAGGATCGCCACGGGTGATCTCCTGCACCAGGTCGTCCCATATGTCTCCGCCGGCGTCGACGCCCAACTCATGCAGAACGCGAATCAACTGATTGGAGATGTTCGCGGAGTTGCCGAGGCCCTCGGCTGTGACCTGGATGTGGTCGAGTGCCCAGGCAAGGTGCTGGAGGTTCTCGGCGAGCAGCGCGTTCGGGTTCTCGAGCTTCGCCAGCACAACCTCGGCGGCTTCCTGGTGACGTCTCATCGTCGGACCCTGGAGACGTAGCCGATCGCGTCGACGCAATCGTCGCCCATCGCCCAGAGCATCAGTGAGTACGGAATATGATATTTGGTTCCGTCTGCCTTGTTGAACTGACCTGACCATTCTGCTACGCCGTCCGCATTCGCCCACAGTTCACGACACCAGCGAGCACCAGCTGAGACAGGCAACAGGGCGATGCCGTGGCCGTGTTCGAGAAACCGGCCGACCCAGGGCGTCGGGTCGGAGTAAGGCGGGTTGAGCCAGACGCGGCCATGCCAGGGCTGCGCGAGGCCGTCGTCCTCGACGGTGTAGATCCGGTCGGCCGGTACGGCGGAAAGGTCGCGCGGACACGATGCCGGGTCGAGGTCGAACCGGATGCCGAGCATCTCGAACAGGCTTGCCGGCGTGTAGCACTCGTCCGAAGCCTTGCCCTCGGTGACCGGGAACAGGCGAACCGGTAGCGCGGTCATCACCAGGTCCTCGAGGTCTTCGGCCGGTTGCGGCGTTTGTTCGTCATCCGCGCTGCCCGCTCCGAGTTGCATTTCCTACACGCCGGCACCAACTGCCCGACCCACAGCTCAGGGCTAGGAGCATCCGCCAGGGGCGGCACGTGGTCGGCCTGGGTCGCGGGCCGTTCCCGACACCAGACGCAGACCGGCCCACCGGCCAGGAGACGCGCGCGGGCTTTCCGATGCGCCCAATCCCGCCCTGGGCCATACATGGCCTTACGCAGCCTTTCTGGCGGTACTCGACGGGGATCCGGGGAGACGCAGCGAAACGCAGCCTTTCCGGGCCGTCTTGGGGGGAAAAAAAAGGG